CGTGGAAACCATGATGGGTAGACGCAGGTATCTTCCAGGCCTTAACAGCAGTGACTCAAGGGAGAGGAAGAAGGCGGTGCGAGAAGGATTTAACATGATTGCACAGGGAAGTGCTGCGGAGTTTCTAAAAGAGGGGATGATTAAATACTCCAAGGAAGAAATGGTAAACCTCATTCACGATGAGTATTACTTTGAAGCAGATGAAGGACACGTAGTGCCGAGTTTGCAGGATGTTGCACCGTTTAACACGCCAATGAGTTACAGCATAGGAGATAACTTTGGGAAGTTTGGCAAGAAAAATGTGAGAGGATTGGTAGAAGTAAAATGAAGTGTACGTGTGGACAGGTCACGATTGGTAAGAATGTTCGGGCGTTCTTAGATGACGCAGGAGTCTGGCACTATCTTGATAGTGAATGTAAGGAAGCACTATGAAGCGCATATACAGAGACTCAAGTCATTGCAACGAGTGTTCGTTACGCCATGAGCGTTGGTCACCTCTCCCTGTTCCCGATGAAAAAGGGGATGAATTTGGTAAGGGAGGTGTGCTGTTATTAGGAGAAGCCCCTGGTTTTAATGAACAGCAACAGTTACATCCATTCGCAGGAGAAAGTGGACGGTGGTTAGAGTGGTTGTTTGCTAGTATAGGAGCAGAGCGAGAGTGGTTTTATTTTACAAACACCGTTGCAGACAGACCACCTGAGAACCGCAACCCAACGAAAGCAGAGATGGAGTTCCATCGACCTTTGTTCGACGCTACTATTGAAGAAGAAAAACCTGGAATTATTGTAGCGTTAGGCGCAGTACCTGCGAAGTTCCTCACGGGCAAAGACGGTATTAAAAAGCGCAGAGGGCAGCTACAACTTTACAATAAAGTCCCTGTGGTGCTAACATATCATCCTGCATACCTTATGAGAACACACAATAAGGTAGACAGTGATGCTGTACGAGCGGATTTACTTTGGGCCTGTCAGTTAGCAAGTCAATTCGCCAACAATCAGCAGCCACAAATGAGTTTCGTAGGATTTTAGTGGAGGTGAGACATGCCAGTAGTTAAAGGAAAGCAGTATCCATACACCAAAAAGGGCAAAGCTGCTGCGAAGGCTGCCAAGAAGAAGCAAGGTAAAAAGAGGTAGTTTATATGGCTTGTGTACATCACTGGATGGTAGATACCTTAGCTACCGATGGTGGATACCTTGCGGAATGTAAGATTTGCAAAGAAACAAACAAGTTCAGTACTGCTTTTGGTGACCCTTTTCGTTTTCCTACAGCAACTCAACGAAAAAGTTGGGGTATAGACCTAAACACACGAACTGCTGGCTGGAGGGCAAAGCAAAAAGCTATTACTTCCATCTCATCGGACGGTTAAGCGTTCCAATGTAGTTTGAGTACAGCGTCTTATATTTCTGCTGTAGCTTCATGTGTTCAGCCTCTAACGACTGTAGTTTTTTAGCTGGAATAATGATAAATGCTCCTATTTTTACCATTTTTGCCCTCTTTCCAGATACAAACTCCTTCAAGGATGCCCTATACGGCTCGATAAGGGGCCTGGGAGGGGTAGGTGTTAGACCCTTCTCTTTCCTATGGCTCTATGAGTTGGCTTATAAGCCAAAAATATCTATTTCACGCTTATCGGTACGTCAACAAGAATGTCGGTGCTTGTCCGGTACTTCACCGTACTTTGGATAACATGGTCGGCTGCGTTAATGCCGTCTCCGTCGCCCCACTTGGTCGTGGCGTCCTGTTGGAACAGTCCTGCCTTAATATAGTCGAGGTTCCAGCCACCAACGGAGCAATCAACGTCGTTGAACGACACCGTTTTGACGTATGCGTCGCCCAACAGGGTGATAAGGACACGGTCAACGACACCACCGTCTGATTCAAAACTCCCTGCACCACGTTCTGATTGTATGGTAACATCAGTCACCGTGTTATCTAGTGTGCTTGAGTTTGTGTGTCCATCTGTTTGCCCTGCTACCGCAAGGGTATGGGCAAAACTGTTTGCCATGTCGAATGATGGGGCCGATGTACTGCCTTTGATGTAGAAGGTGTCCGCCCACAAATATCCTGTGCTATTGCCAGCACCACGCTGAACCACGACACAATCTGTAAGTCCAGTACGTCCCAACTCCATGTCATCAAAGGTTAACTCTGTGATACGTGCACCAGAAGCCAGTGAGATTTCCAATGTCTGGCTCTCTACTCCGTCAAGCGTACCACCAACGTATGGTGCAAGGGGCTGACCGAGCGTTTCGTTTATACCTAAGTCTGGATAGACTGCCCCTGCCTTGGGATATTCATACGTTGCATGGGCAATATCAATGACTGCAAAGTACAGACCTACTGCTACGACAAGACCAGACAGCATGACAGAGCCACCAATGACAAACTTAACTTTGCCCTGTCCTAGGCTGAAGCGGAATCCTGGTGTTTTTACTTTTGGTATACCAACAGAGCCAGGAACACTGGGAACACGAACCTTCCTGCTCTTAATGATGAGCTTTAATTTATTGAACATCACTCCCCCTTTTTCTTCTTCCCACCGTTGGAGTCACCCCAACCGCCTTCAAACAACTTACCTAAACCTGCACTTACTGGAATGGTTAGAACAGCAAGTGCTGTTAGCAAACCTTCAATATTATCTAAAGTTGATGAAGATGTGGTAGCAGAAATTATAATCCTAGCTGCTAAAAACAGCCAGACAAACACCACAGGTGCAAATATTATAAGAACGATAAGCTCTTTACCTGTTAACGTGACCTTACCAGAGTCAACGTACTCTACTTGTGGCTCTTCCTGTTGTTCTTCCTCGTCAGCCATTAGTACCCTCCGTAGTTGCGTCTCTCTCCAGAAGGTAACGCGTTTGACTGTCCAAGCTCTCTAAGGACATCCCCGAACCCATTATGGTCGGACATGATGGTTCGCATTTCATTGTCGATAATAGCCTGTGTCTTTGCGATGTCCTCTAAGGTATCACTGATTTCCGCTACCGTTTCTTCCAAGGCGACAACCGTCTCCTGCAACTCGGACACCGCACTATCCTGCTGTGCCACGTACCAGATGATACCGAAGGCTTGCACCACGATGATGCCGATGACCGCTATTGGTAATTTTATATTCGCGAAATCCATTATTCCTGCTCCAACACCTTGAGCGATACACCGCCCAAAAATCCGAACACTGACCCTATCACAGCGGTGACCACCTCAGTAGCTCCCATCTTCATCCCAATCCACATACCAACAACACCAAAAATAGTTCCGCAGAGGATTGCTAAAAAGATTTGCGGTCTTAGTTTCCCCATTATACGCCCCCTAGATTAGTTGGATAAGATGAATTGCAACATCAGTATCCCGAAGGTTCGCTGATAGTGGCGGGGCGTTGTCCCCCAATACTTCTCTGTACTCCCAGTCTTTTATCGCTCCTGCGTTGACTGAAATCTTTCCGTACTTCAACGTAACCTGTGTAATGGAGTCTTGGATAGCTTCAAGCTGTGTGATAACCCCATCAGCATTACCAAATGTAGACCTGTGAGCGAGAGCAGTAGCTTCTGCGTCAATAATCATACGGTAAGCGTATCGGGTACTGTAGACTTTTCTCAATGAGGCGGTGAAGTTACGTATGAATACATACTCTGTATCAGTTCCTGACCTGCGTTTGAACTCAAGACTGAGTAGCATTGTGGGAGAGCTTACCCCTAGTCCACTACCAAAGCTCAGTGAGGTTACTCCTGATTCCAAGTGGCCTAGTTCAGAATCCTGCCAGTCACCCCCTTGGATACCGTAGTCTACTGTGACGTATTCTTGAGAAGAAGACTGTGAAGCTAGCCCTACAGCATCAGCATCAACCGTAAGCCAAACCGCAGGTACTTCAGGTAGGTCTAGGGATTGTTCAGGCAGTAGCAACAAACCAGTTGCTTCGTATTTGTATGTTCCCCCATCTCCAGGGTTGTTCAGTGGAGTTGCTTGGAAGTGGGAGGATTGGGTTGTTGTAGAGAGTATGAGCCAGAAGTGCATACGCTCCGTACCATCATCAGCAGAAGAAAACCCTACGAATGGAATTATTCTATTTGCCGTGGCAGAAGTATAAAGCGCGTGCCAACCTGCGCCGTTGTACAGGAGGATACTGGCCTTTGTTGTGCCTGAATGTCCTCCGTAGGAGCCTATTAGGAACCCACGAGATGTGGAGAACATATGAAAATACCCTTGTCTTGCAACTGGAAGCCCGTCAAATTTATTCGGCCCAACTTCCTCTGACACGTATTGACCGTCGATGTAGGATATTTTCAGTACACCCCCATCTCCTGTGCTTACGTATAAAGCTCCTAGGTAGGTTGTTAGTCCGTGACAGTGGTTGTCGTGAAAGCCTAGGGATTCAATAATGCTGATTGTGCCAGCGGACACGTCAAGCATATACACAGCTTCCGCAGACCCAAAGGCAATACCCATGTCACCGTTTCTATCAGGGAATAGCGCATGGCCTCTTGGCCCACTTCCACTGGTAACAACAGCAGTAGACACAGCAGTCCAATCATCACCTTGGTTTGTGGATTTCCATATCTCTATCTGTCCGTTGTCCTCATCCCACAAGCCAGCGTAAAGATTTGCGTCCAGTGCTTGTATAAAACCCCCTGCGTCTCTGTCTCCTACAGACTGGGCGACCATCATTCCAGTAGTAGGTTGTGTGGAAGCGTCAGCCCAAGTACCGTTATATGCAGTAGCGCGGTACATTTTATGTGTTCCCTCTTCTACTGTTAACACTGTAAGGTATCCGCCTTGTGTGTTAATGCTCATTCCTGTATGAACACCCACACCCGCGGGGTTTGCTGCTGTACCTCTACCACTGTTGTCCACAACAGTCAGTCCCCACTCGGTACTTGCAAGGGTAATCGTTACAACGTTTGTACCATTATCATATGCAGCACTAACACCAGTAATTCCGCCGATTGCAGAAGCGATTCTAGCTCCTAATACGTCCGTGTTACTGCTCCCAGTCCCAGGGTCAAGGAAACTAGAGCCTTCTGTAAGGGTTGTAACTGTATCACTATTTATGGTAACCACAATCGTTGCCCCACTATAGGTAGGGCTGTCACCTAGAGTAATAGTTGCAGTTGTACTTACTTTAACACGGGTGAATCCTGTCCACGCTGTTCCGCTTCCACTGTACTTTGCGACAAAGACGCTACCACCAGAATTATCGTAAGGCGCATGGAACAGTCCAATGTAGTCGCCCTTGAAGTGCACTGTGTCTATAGGCCCGATGAGCGTATCGTTGCTTCCAACGAATCCCCCTACAGGTTCAGTTGTATCCTCTGCTAAAAAGCTAGGGGAAAGTTGTGAGAGCCAGTGGGTCATTACGTTCTGGCTGTCCCAGAAGCGGTTGAATGTCCGCTCATCTTTAGCGAGTGCATACCGAGAACCAAACCCATTAAGAAAATGACTAAACTCAAGGGCTGCAAGGTCTTTACGGTCTTGCCTACGTGGTGTGGCTGTTGTCCTATATGCAGGGGTAAAGTCCCGTATAGGTGTGCGGGTTACTTGTGTTTTGGTTACATATTTTTTACCCGCAATCTCAACTTCAGCCATTAGTTACTCCTGACTACCCTGCCACTTGCCATGCGTCCGAAGTTCAACTCAGCTTTTGCCTGTTGAGCCTCGCCTTTCCAGAAGCCTAACTTACGGGCTAGCTCTGGGGAATCATCTCCGAACTGACTGGATGCAACTTCAGAAGCAGCATAGTACTTTACAAAGTTAGGGTTGATAGGAAGATTATCATCGTCACTCGTAGTAACAGCAGGTGCGGACATGGACACCAACCGTAGGTGTCTGCCGTTGACCAGAGCAACAATACCTCTGGGAATAAGCGTGTCTTCCCTAGGCATAAACCTTCCTGTGTTTGGTACTCGTGCAGTACCGTCGTTGATTACCAACCGTGGAGTAGCATCGCTTCCGCCAACCCTCCACATTTGTGCTTGTCTGGTGTTGGCTAAGACTTCTAGGTACTGACCTGTGATGTCTGACTCAACCATAACATCGCCAATCTCAACGATGTTTGCAGGGATTTCATACTCCCTGATGGTTTCTGATTCGCTGATAACAATGTGGTCATCGAAGTATGCAATAACCGCACCACCAGAAGTAATGTACAGTTCAAAATCAAGTTTGCTTGGGGCACTTGCTACGGCTGTGGTGCTGATAGTAACTTCTTGCCAAGCGTTAATTGTTGTAATTGCATCGGATGTTGTCGTAGTTGTACCGTCAAGCATCCGTAAGTACACGCGGGTAGAAGTATTGGCATAAACCCAGCACTTTACGCTGAAGGATTTATCAGCCCACCGAGTGTAGTCAGGAACACTGAACCGCAATCCTGCTTCAGCACTACCGTTACTGGTTAACTTAGCAGAGTACAAGTGGCTACGGTCAGACCCATGAATAATAGTGGACTCTCTCGCAACAGCAGCACCAGTCCCAAATAAGGTATAACCATTAGGAGCGGATGAAGCTCCATTATCCCATCCTTCCATTGCGCCATCCCCAGGCCCATAGTGACTGAGCATGTCGTTTACTACTAGGTGAGTGTTATCCTCACGCAAACGATGAAGGCTCCTAACACTACGGATAGCAGCGTTTATTCCACGGATAATTCTATCCGCGTCCCATCCTGGTTTTAGTATCGCAAACTTACTGGTACTGTCGAGTGTTGCTCCTGCTACGACAGTAACCCTGTCGGCAGAAGCAGTAAAGTCGTCAATGTTTCGTTTCTGCCCCTGACCAGTACCGTCGTAGATGTACAACTGGTAGTCGTTCAAATCATCATCGTTAGGATGAACTAAAAGTGTAGAGACTAGAGTAGTGGAACTACCAGAATCGGCAGTCCCACTTACTTCTAGCGCACCTAGTAAATCCGCTACCTCAAGAAACGACTCACCACGAGTAACTGTTTCTAAAGCCATGATTTACTCCAATCCTATCTAACTTAGAGGCGCGGTCGTCTTTTTAGCTTGCGCCCACCTGGGTATTTAAGCTTTGCCACTGTGGGAGGGCCAACTGGCATATTAGGAGGACTCCAGCGACCGGACGAGTGGGGCTTCAAACGTAATGACTCCTTGATTAATTCATTCGCTTGCTGCGTTCTCCACGATATGTACCTGCCTTCCTGAGTTTTAGCAGCACCAGTCCCAGGAACGTTGGGTTTGCCCTTTCTGATGATTGGTCTAAGGTTAACATGACCAGGAGGCCGTGGCCCCATCGCTCCTGCCCACTTCTCCATACCGATTCCAGCACGCGGTGGTACATTCCACTCAATAATGGAGCGTCCTCTGGCTCCGCCAACTGGCCCACCAGCCTTCGTCATTATAATATTGGGCCAGTTTCGTGGAGAAGTATACGCCCGTGACCCAGCCTTTTTAATAAGTGCCTTTACACCCATCTTGCCAGCAGCCTTGCTCACGGCTGTTTTTGCGAGTCCTCCAGGAAAGGCTGCTAAAGCAACGCTTGTCCGATGCTTCTCCATAAATCGTGAAGGTGCAGTAAGTACGTGTCCAACCTTCTTTAGGTCAGCCATTACACCAGCCTTGCTAAGCTTCTCTCCACCTTGCTTAGGTGCGAGTGCACTACTCAATGCGCGTCCAAACCTATTGCGGGGGGTTAAAGTGGGGTAAGAAGTCGAGGGTTTCGGCGTAGCAGAAGCGGGTGCTCTACCGAACAATCGTCGTCCTGGCTTCGCCTTTTCTTTTGTTGGACTTCTCCGCTTGCTTGGGTCTGTTGCATATGTTCTTCGTCCTGCTGGCCCTGCCATTACTCTTCTCCCTCTGAGGACTCGTCTACTTCCTCGGCTTCTTCTTCGGATACTTCATCAACTTCCTCCTCTGGGGCATCTACGATGGTCTGTTCCTCTGTGTCTACTAACATGAGCATCTCCTTCTATACTCTGACATAAAATCTTGGCAAACTACCATGCGTTTCCTCGACAAACCGACCAGGGTTTTCAGTACGAGCATCAATATCACCCCATATAACAAAACTTGTCCCCAATTCACTATTCACGGCACTTAGAAATGCTCTACCTTCTGTATTCTCTACCAGACCATGAACGAGGCTAACATAGCCTAACCCCTCCTCACCCACGGCAACTGCATAGAGGACATCATCCTCGACCTTTACCATATACGGCAAGCTGGATAACTGACGAGCCGATATATCTGCCATATCTGTCCTTTTCTAAGCTGGTTTAACGGAAACAGCCACCATGTGGTATCCATACTGTCCTGCGGTATTTTGTGTATCTGCTGTCGCTGTATTCGCTCCGCTACTACCAGCCTTTGTATAAAGTGACCCATTGCCGTCCTTCCCACTGGTGTTCACACTGGCATCATGACGCTCGATACCACCATCACTGGCATAGTCACTCCACACGTTGCCTGCTGCGCCGTAGGTATTCCCCTGAGAGTAAACCATAATTTCATCGGCTGCACTAGAAACTGTTGTGGTGGCGTAGCTGGGGGTACTCGAATCATCAATATTGCCAGCAGACGATGTGGCAAAGGTTCCGAACGGTGTGCTTTGATTTACTCCTACAAAGCTGACTGAGCCACCGATAATGACATCATAGGTAGCTGCTGGTGTAATGACCACATCGTTTGTCCCTGTTGCAGGGGCAACTTTGTAGTAAAGACTTGTACGATGATTATTGAGATAAGCTATTGTGCCACCTTCAGTCATGGCATCTCCATCGTATGTAACACTGGTTACAGTTGGGTTTTCTGGATAGGCAGCAAGATTTACGCTTACGACCAACAGCCTATGTGAGGTTGTGGAGCAAGTGTGTGAAAACGTAATCGAACTCACTTCAGTACCCGTATCCCCTGACGCTGCATCAAATGCAAGAGCAGGGGCACTAGCAAACTCAAAGCCGTTTATCTTCTCGATGTCACTATCGGCAAGGAGGTTAAACTTCTCAATGTCGGCAATGGCAATAGTATTTAGCTTCTCAACTTCATTCGCCATTAGCTACCCCTATGCGTGTTCAATTACATCAAGGGACGGGTTGAAATAAATTATGTCTGCCGTTATAGCTACTCCCACCCTTTGTACAAAGTCTCCATCTGAACTGGGTGCAGTTTCAATAAAATCACCTTCGGTTGTATCACTTACATAAATAGGAGCACCTGGAGTGAAGTTAAATTGGCTATCATCCCGATATATCCCAAGAAGTAATACGTTTACTTCAGCATCACTACCACTAGAATTGGCGGTTAAAGCAATCCCGATGGCTGGCATATCTGCTATTGCATCAGCGTGGGCTTGGTCTAGTTTTCCATTTGCGTCTATATGGACAAGTTCGCCAACAGCAAGGCCCGTTAACGCTGTCATTGTCACTATGATACCTGTGGCTGTATCGTCTGCTGGAGTATCATCTGACAATGTAATATAGCCAGAGGTTGTAAATCCTGCTGCGGTAATTGTTCCAGTTGTCGTATCACTGCCGTCGTTGACCAAGAAGGCATCATCGACGTTCAGAGTGTTTGTTGAGAGTGAGATGTTCGTGCCAGCGGTTAACGCAGTCTTTGACACGTCAATAGCAGCAGAAGCATTAACATCTGCGTTTACAATTACAGCCGAGGCAATACTAAATGTACCATCATTAGCTATATCTACATCACCAGAAGGGTTTACACTCGTCGCTACGTTTGAGCCGTTACCTACCAGTATATTCCCATCAGTTAACGTAGTTGAAATTCCTCCTGCTGCTGCTGCTTCCCATCCTATATCTCCGCTGCTATCTACGGTGAGGACATAGTTATCCGAACCTACCGTTAATTCAGCGGTAGCAGCACTACCGTTACCAATAAGGAGGCTGCCCCTTGCTAAGTCAAATAGATGGGCTGCGTCAACAGAGTTATCTGTGTAGTGCTCTGAGTCAATCGCATTGTCAGCAATCTTTGTGCCATCGACTGCATCGGCAGCTAAGTGTGCCGTATCAATAGAACCGTCTGTATAGTGCTCCGAATCTATCGCATCATCTGCAATTGCGTCACCGTCTATAGAATCAGCACCGACAGACGATGCTATATGGGCTGTTTTAATAAGTTCAATCGACATTTAACTCTCCTTTACGACGCAGGATTGCCACTACCAAGGGCTTCACACTGTAAAGCAGCACTGGAGCCACCAGTTCTGATTGCGCGGAAGTTCTCAATATCATCCGCACCATGAATCATAAAAACATCTCCAACTGCGTACAGTTCACCATGAGCCGAAGCTGTAACTGCGTTGGTTGGAGAACCAGCAGCATTGGCCTCTGCACTCGCACGAATCTCTGCGGTTTCTACAGTACAGCGGACGCTAACGATATTCTTATTCCCATCAGCGTGGTTAGGTCGGAGCGAAGAATCAATCTGAACTCCCCCAGCAGTATTATCTACAGTGAGTGTGTTCCGACCTAGGGTTCTAAGTGCCATAGCTTTCTCCTTCTAACAAAAAATACCCCATAAGCGGGGTATCCGTACAACCCCGCCTTTTGCGTATGTGTCGGCAAAAAGTTGTTCTAAAGTGGGGGGTTAGTTTACACCCAACCCCCCGAAAGGTGAGTGGCAGGAGCCTCTATTCGAAATTAACGTCTATAAGTTCAGCGTCTGCACTTGTAACTCTGTGAACCGCAGTCCCAATGATACGGATGTTTGCGTTTGATTCATCCAAGTCAGCAGGAGTAACAGACCCTGCTGTACCTTCACTGGGTCGAACAGGCCCACCTTGAACTGTTGTTCCCTCTGCAATCAGAGCACCTGGGCCTTTTGTAAGAACCCAGCCATAGTAGTCAGCAGTGAGAGCTACGACAGTAGCTCCTACCATCTGCCCTGCGGGAACTGCACCGAGTGAACCTGTTGCGACAACAATAATCTTGTAATACTTGCTATGGGTTAAGCAAACAGTAGAAGCAGCAGCAAGTGCTAGCGGAAGACGGTCATACAGTTTGAACTCAGCACTCCCACTTGTCGCTACTGCGGGGTGGCTTTTAATCTGAACACAGGTGCCTATTGCGGTACCAGAGTTTATGTGTGCCCACCCGTCTGCGTACTCATCGGCAGTAATAGCCGTGTTCCCACCATTGGTAACACCCGTCAAACTGGTGGAGTTGATAGCCATTGTATCTACTGCCATGTCGGTAACGTCACCGTTAGACTCAATCACAGGCATCATAACGACTTTACCCGCAGTAATACCTGAAGACCCGTTAAGAACATACCTGAATACCCTATCCCCGATTTCCAGTTTGGTTCCAAGAGGGAACTCCTGTGAACTGGACTCTTCGTAAGGGTTAATAAAGTCAGTTGCGTCCCCAACTTGGGAACGGTCAGTAATTCCCACACTAGGGTTCATTACCGCTATTCGTCCAAAATTAGTTGTCATTAGACTCTCCTTTTTACTTCAAAATCTAAGCTGTAATAGCTGCGTCAGTGATGTCATAGATACGGCCTACACTGAAAGGGCCACCAGCCATAAGACCGAAGTAACCTGTCAGGCGCAGACCAGCAGCGTCGAAGTCTTCCAACTTGTCGAACCGTTCCATTCTAAACGGCTGTCCAAGTGCGTTGTTGTCGCCTCCAAACCCAAGCGTAAGCCCAGGTTGTCCAGACATTACCTGTCCAAACTTCACAGCGAGGATGGAATACTGGCTTGTACCAGATGAGTTCTTCTGACGTTCATTAGAACCAACACCAGTGTTTGCCTGTTCAGCAACCATGTAGTCTGAACGGACAATAGGTACACCCGCGTAAAGAAGAATAGGCTTACCAAACTCGTCAAGACCACGGGCGAGTGATGTAAGAGGCATGTTCGAGCCAACACCAATCTCCATGAGTTCGTCGAATCTGGCACCGATTTCGTAGCTCGTAAGCCAAGCGTCAATCCCGCCTTTCATAGCGTCACGAAGTGACCGCATGTTAGCAAGGGAAAGTGCGCCTTCACCTTCGTCGATGTCCAAGTTGCCAGACTGAATCTCAGCCCAAGCATGAAGGCCGTCGAATTGTTTGGTTCCGTAAGTAGCGTCGCCGTAAATCAACTGGTCTTCCACACGTCGAACCATCGAACCTGTAAGCTCAATGAGTTGCTGTGCTTCGTAGTTGTTCACGGTGTCGTAGATGCTAGCCACCATTTTGTTCAATGGTGTCTGGTCGTAGATAGTCTTGAGTTCCGTCTCACGCTGCGTGTAGGTAACATTGTCGACCCATGTCAACGTGTCACCAATGTCAGCGTTACGTGCGCGACGGTCGTATGCGGTTTCATTCCACTGAATAGAAGTACCCTTAGCTTGTGCTAGGGGAATTACTGGCAATATCCCACCACGGAAAGTGGTGGCTGTGCCGTCCATTACGCCAGGAATCAGTTGTGCTTGACCGAGCTTCTTTAACTCAGCAAGACTCGCCCAATGTCCACCTGAAGCTGCCATGTTACCCTCCCGTTAATCAGGAGGAAGAAAAACTACGCCCGTCCTGCTGCCTTGTCCATAATTGCCATAGCAAGTTCGGTGTCAGAAAGGCTTGACTGAGAATTTGCAGCCGTTGGAGATGCCCCAGGAGTGCTTGTTACTCCTGCAATCGGAGGTGTTTGCGGTGGGGTGGAAACTGTAGGCTCTGTAGCTTGTACCGAAGGAATAAGTCCTAGAGTACCTGCTGCCACCTTCTGCAAAGTCACCTGCATGGCACTTGCGTTTAACTCAAACTGGTTGCTTCCCTCCAACGCAGAGACTTCATCATCAGACAAGTTATACGTTGACTTCAAATTAGTCTTTATATGCTGGAGTTCAATCGCCCTAAGTCGAGCAATTTCATTTGCCATTGCTGCATCGTCCACTGTTGGAATTGGGCCAGAAGGCTGTAGGTTTAATTCTTCTACAGTTTTCGCTAGCCCATCTGCTCTATTCTTTTGTTCATCGCCGTACTGACGTGTGTTCTTCAACCTCTCTGTCAGTTCTTTGATTTGGGTCGCTTGGGATTCCAACGTAGGTGTCTCGGCGGGAGGGATGTTTCCATCCGTCGCTGTCTGAGACGGAACCACATTGGGTTCGGCCTGAATGGTTTGTTGCTCCATTACTTCCTTTCAACCCGTCTGGTCTAGCCAGGGAGGGGTCTATGCAAAGAATTGTGAATTAAATTCTAATTGTTGTCAATCCCTATCGTGGGATAATTTCGTAAAACTGTCGCAACCAATAATCTAAATCTCCATCAAGGTCATCTTTTATTAAATGTGTTCTATACTGTTGAACTACACTTCGGAGTAGGGACTCCCCTGGAGTTTTTCCTGTTAAGTTGGCTAACGCTCTCGGTGCACCTGAGGCAATAACCATTCTTTGGTCTTGGGAACTTATTTCTGTAGATGTTTCTATACTTCTAAGGGTTTCAAGCATCGAACTATTTCCTTTTGCGTACCAATCAATAGCTTTCCTCGTGTTAAACCAGTCCATATACCCCCGTTGGATACCCCGCATATACTTTATTTCAAGCTCTGTACGGCCCTCTAGTCGGGTATCTTGAAATTCTTTAAGCATCAGTTTTTTGTTACCACCGATTGTATCAATAAGCTCACCTACCACTCGGTTCTGTTCTTCGGTTACTAAGTCCCATCGAACATGCCCATTCAGCGGATTCAGAAACCTTTCTTCTCCAATATCTACACCGAAGTACGCTTCTGCAATTCGGTCTTGAGGATGTTTGTTTACTCGTTCCATATCCTCGTCGGTAAGGCCAGCCGTGTTTCGTGCAGCTTCCCATACGGCACTCTTCCGAGCGTACCTAATTTTACGATTCTTCCTCCACTCTGAAGAAGATATTCGCCCTTCGGACAACTTATCATCATCTTTCATTTGTTCGTCTAGAGTCATATCTTTCCATTTGTCATACTCATCAAACATCTTAGCTTTTGCCTCAGCGATTCTCCGCTCCTCAACAGTCTTGAAAGGAATATTGATAGACATATACTCTTTCTGAATATCACCGAAGGAAGAGTTATCCATTAGTTTTCGTAACTGCTGCCTTTCATTTGGAGACAATGGCTGTTCTTCAAATATGTTTATCCCTTCGCTCTGAAGTCGTTCCAACTCTTCCACAGATATTTTAAAAACCATCGCCTGTGCTTTCTTGTACTCCGCTTTGTACTCTTCATATCTTTCTGGTCTGAGCCTGAGCAAGGAAAGAGTGCTGTTAAGAACAGCAAACGCACTGGCTCTTTTTTGGACATCTAATTTTTCGTCAGATGTCATATTCACTGGGTCGTACCCTAAGGAAAAAGCGATTCTTCGCTCACCAGCTTCGCGGAACCTTCCCATTCGTACTGCTTCAGCCACGCTGTTAGTCGCGTCTAGTCCAAGAACTGACCCAGTGAGCAAGGCTGTGTTTACCACAGACTCCATCATCGGAGGAAGGTTTTCTCCAATTTCAAACTCACTTCCATCATTCCACGACGATATTCTTGATGCTGTGATTGTCCAAGGAAATCCAGGGTAAAACCCCCAACGCTCAACAGCATTAGCTGCTTTTTCTACTTCTCCTGAAACTCCTGTGTAGCGTGGTTCATACTCTTGGGCGAAGGCTTTTTTAATTCGGCCTATCCCCAGTCCTCTATATGGAGCAGCTTGCATACCAAATACACCCGCGTCTAAATATCCGTCATCAGTAGAGTTCCAGTAACCACTTTGAGGGCCACCTAATCTATTGGCATAAGGATGGGCGACACCGTTTTGAATCAGCCGAGGCCAAATATTCTTAGCGTATGTCCAGAAGGGGAAGATATGTTTGAAAAGATAGTCAATCGCATCTTCATCAGCGTAGTTAGTAAAAGCCTGTTTTGATTCTCTAGTGGTATCTCCAAGGGCTTGTTCCCAAGGACTTCTTAATGCTTTACGGAGTTTATCAACATCTTGAACCGCTGGAGAAAGGTAGCCAGCAGCAACAGCTTCCCCCCTGAAGTGTCTGGAAGCAGCTTCTTTAGCTAGTTTTAACGAAGGGTAAGTTGCAGCATCTCCTATAGGAGCCATCCCTTCTGCGGTGGCGCGTTGTAACCTCCATTCTTTTCCAGAGCCTACAATCTCACCTACATCTTTCGCAGGGCCAGTTGCTCCAGTTACGGTTTGACGAATTGGGTACGCCCCTCCAATTTTTCCTCCAAAAGAAGTAGTTGGAAGTGCTCCTCCCTTTGCTACAGCAGCTTGAATATCAAGGGAATCAGCTAATTCGTTAATCCAGACTTTAATATTAGCCTCCTCAGTAGGAGATAAACGACTAGCTTTAGCTAGTTTCTTTAAGTCCTTTGTTAACTCTCCAAGTTCTAGCTGCTTTCTCGCCAACAAATCCCCATGACCAATGGGAGTCTTGATAGCTTGAGCTAATGGGGATTTTTCGTATCGTGCTACAAAATCTTCTAAGTTATCAACGTGAGGGCCAACCCCGAAAGCGTCCATGATTGTAGCTCTTTTCGCCTCTCCCAAGGCTCCAGCCATTTCCTTTCTGTGAGGTGCCCAAATATCTTGACGAATATGTCTCCATTCAAGAGCACTAGGTTTCTGTGTCATACGGTTACCACTACCAAAATGCTCCGCGTGTCTTAGAATGTCCTCTTCCCACCGTTTTGTTACTATTTCTAGTGTTCTTTGTGAAGTTGCTACAGACTCGTTGACGTTAATCCCCATCTTCTTAGCAGCTTTTATGTACGCATCACCGATTTCTTTGCCTTTTACTTTAAGTAAGTCCTTAAAAGCTGCTGCTTTCTCATATGCCTCCGCCATCAGTTTCTGCTCCACTGAGCCAAACCTGTCTCCCATTCGGTTAAAGGTAGCTTCCATGTTAGCAGTTAGAATCTGCTCAGCTTGGTTCAGAGCATCATGGAAGCTAGTCATTACGAAAGCTAAGTCATCCTTATTGTTCAGTTCAGCATGGTTAAACTGTGCAAGGACGTTATCAAACCATTCAACCTGCGCTTCTAGGGAGTTCGACAGAATATCCTCTTCATTACGCAGAGCGTTTTTCATAACAGTATCCACTAGACGGCTGTAATCCCCTTCTTCGATTCCTTTTTCAATTATCCGCTTAGTGGAAGGATGAATATTTTCAGCGGAGAGCTTATGGATACGTTCTAGCATGTCTGCTTCTTGGATTTGAGGGCCAGTGTACTGTTCAGCTATTTTACGCAAACCACCAACGTCACCTTTGGCAGCAAAGAGGGTGGCCTTCTGCAATAATCCATCTGACAATTCTAAAACGTTCGTCTGTGGGACAGATTCCAACTTCCGCAAAAAGTCCGATACTAAAGGGTCTTGTTCTGCTGCTTCCGCAAGGAGTCGTCTAAAGTTTGTTTCTTGCCGTGAGACGAAGAAACCTCTGCGGAGCGTCTCACTTATCTTGTTAGACGCATCCATCCAGAAACGGCCTAAGAGACTAACACTAACCTTACCTATTTTTTCCTGACCAAATATCTTTGTGGGCAGGAGAGTAAAATCTGCTTTTCCTCTGTGTCTTTCTCCAAGCATACCTGCTAAGTCAGATATACCTTCTCGGCCTTGTCTTCTCATTCGTTCAAACCCAGGAATGTTTACTCCCTGAAATACTTCGTTAAACTCTTTAAGAGTTCCCCCTACTTTGTCATAGCCCACACCATATTTGATGCCTCCAATTTTTATTCCTCTTGGAAGTGCACCGCCAGCAGCCATAAAGTAAATATCTTCAATCGCATTTCCTACTGGGTACATGGGAAACGCCAACACAGCTTCGGAAAAGGGACGCATCATATATCTTTCAATGGTGTTCCGCCAAACAGCGGTATAACTTTTGTCTACCCCATTCAAAAGACGGCCTACTATACCTTGAGTCTGGCGTACAGCTTGGATGCCACTTCTAACTTCGTCCCCCGCCTGTCTGGCAGCGTGTAAGCCTAGGTGCTCAATAGCTGCCATCGGCCCCAAAGTTCCTAGGCGGTCAATAAATGTCTTCTGTGACTCCTTCGCGGTAAGAAGAAACTCCCCCACCTCGTCCATTAGTGCGGAATCAAGAGGGTTGTTAAACAATTTTGTCATAAGACTAAACTTAGCAGAGTCAAGCGATTCAATTCCTTGTAAGTAGCCATTAACAACGTCGTTAATTTCAAGCTGCTTCATAGGAGTTAGTTTCATGTTAGGGTTCTGCTCTAAAGCCTTCTTCACCCAACTTGATTTTTCATATGTCTTCTTATTTACAAATACATTCTCAATAGCTTCACGGGTGGCTAAGAGGCCATCGTCGGCTTTGTGTAGCTGACTACGGGGAACATTAAACAACGAGTCAAGAAAGTTCTTTGTAATAGTTGCATCTTCCCCAAAGTTACGAACAGGAAGCCCACTATGCCTGTCCATAGCAGCCCCAAATGCTGAACGCACTTCATCCCGAACAGTAGAAGTTTTATACGTCAGACTCTGAGTGCCAAGCCATGTCCCTTCAATAATCTTTGCAGTGTCCCCAGATATTTCACCCTTATCCACAAGCTGTTTTAGTCCAGTAGTCGTTAATCGGGAGATAACTCCAGGGGGAATACTTAGTAGTTTACTAAGACCTCTTACTGTTCCTTGTGTCGCTTTCATAGTTAACGTATTGACTGACCTGTCCGCTGCGCCTAATAACTTTCCTGCACGACCAGGAGCCTTCGCGTAAAAACCAAACCCTGTATACGTCAAAGGGTCAAGCATTATAGAAGTTATTAACTTCTCTCCCCAAAACATACTCTGCCGACTGTTTTGGATGTCTTGTCTTTCTTGCATCCTGCCCCACCAGTTTGACTCCTGGTGTACACGAGACATTTTCCTACGAGTTTCGCGGTCTTCCATAGAAGTTTTACCACCAAACTGCTTGTAAGCGTAGTACGATGCTATATCCCCTGGAAGGGCAAGCGCGTCCACCATAGGGCCAAGGACTTTTCCTCCGAATTTAGTAAAACCCCCAAGAATATCACCAATAAAACCTCTGTCTCTCTCCTCAGGGATAACCCTTTCCTGTGGAGCACCAAGAGAAGGGGCTGCTGATGTTGGTTGCCTTTGACTTTCTGCTATGTTAGCCAAGGCTTCGTTTAGTTTTTGAGCAGGGGTCTTAACCCCAGTATCTTCTGCCATATCACTCCTTACTAGAATCGAACACGTCGTCCACCAGTTAAAGCAGTACCTTTAACTAACTTAGACCCCTTGAACCCTGCGATTCTTGCTGTTCGTGCTTTCATTGCCTCAGGGAGAGCAGTACTAAGAAATTTTTGGAACGTTTCCCCTCTGGCTTTTCGTCTTTCCACAGACCTCGCTCGCTCAAACCCTTCAGTCTGAGCAAATAATGTTCGACGAGACAACTCTCCTGGTTCTAGTTCTTCTGGCGGAGGTTTTTTACCCCCCTCTGGAATAGTTACCGTTACTCCTGGTGATACTTCGTACGTTCCTGGTTCGGTTAATTCAGGGTAAGCGTCAAAGTAAGGCTCAGGTTCAACAAGAGGCTCATCTGTATCAACCCCTACAAGTCCTGCTGCTTCCCTAGCTTTCGCTACCGCAGCATAATAGTATTGGTCAGGTTCAGCGAACCCCGCCTCGTACTGACCCCGCAGTAGTTCCAAACCACCTTCTTCAGCTAAGAACTTATACACGTCTGGCCTCTGCCACTCTTCAACGCTAGCCATAAGAGCTTCTACATTAACGCTCAATCGCATTTTTTCTTTCTCTGCAAGAGCGTTAGCCCAAACTTCTTGCGAAATCTCCACTCCACCAGTGTCATAACCAAATTGAGCCTCAAAGTCAGGAAGAGGAATCCCTTTAGCACGCGCGTCTAATACTGCTTTAAACCTTTCAGCAGGACGTGCTTTTATTTTATCTATCTCAGCTTGTAGTTCTTCTGGAGTACGTTGGGCATACTCCATACCTCCTGCAATTTTGTCTATTTCACCTTGAAGATAATCTATCTGTCGCTGGTCTTCTCCAGTTAATCCTGGAGCCATTGCCTCAAGAGCAGCCCTTCCAACGGGACTGGCTATAGCCATCTCGACAGAACTAAACCCACTTAAAGTTTTAAGACTTTTTTCTTTGACTGCTTGTCCTTCTAACAAAGCAGTAAAGTCTGTTTTAAGCTCAGTGGGAACTATCGCACCTTCAGGCGTTGTAGTCCCAAATGCCCCCGATTCAAACAAGCTGCGAGACAGCGCACCTAACGCTAAACTAGGGTCACTTCCGTTATCAGTGAATCTTTGCATCAATGCTGCACTAAATTCCGTCGGGTCTTTGCCTTGTGCTGTCCAAGCAAGCTGTGCAGCCCTTTTGTAAGTATCCCAACCAGCAATGTTCTTCTGGTCTTGCACATACATAGCAGCATCATTTATCTCACGTAACCGCCTAGTATCTTCTGCTTCCTGTGCTGCTGCCTCTTTAATATTAGCAATAGATTTTAGGTGCAACGGCTGCCATGTTCGCGCAACTATGTCTGATACTGCTGACTCAAAGTCAAACTCTTCCCGTTTATGCCCTTCAACAGTACGTTCTAACTCGTCTTGTTGTTGTTCGTGAACAGCCTGGTCAATAAGGACTTTAGCTATCATTTCGTCTGTTCTGTCACTGAGAGTCTTAATCGCTGCCGTATGCTCAAGCCCCTCATCCTGTATCTCAATCTTTGTGATTTCGTCCGCAATAAGCGGAGCTATAACTTTATCCTTTACTCTGGAGTCTTCTATCTCCGTGAATAAAGGAGCTATCTCCGTCAGAACGTATTCGACAGCTTGCTGCCCAGTCATTGCATGGAGTGCGCTATCTTGTTCGCCTCTTAGTTGGATGTAATTACGAAACCTTTCCATATAGTTCGATTTGTTCAAAATATCAGAGATTGCGGTAGCAGGGAGTTCTCCAGACTCTACTAAGTTGTCTAGTGCTGTGTTAATCGCTCCATTAAGTCTGATTTGGTTAAACCCCATTGGGTCTAAAAAGTCTGGATTTATATTTTCCACCAGAACACGCATAACGCGCTCGCTGTATAGGTTTCTGTTAAATGTGCGTGGTATTTCTATCTCCAACGCAGTTAACGCTGCTATGTCTCTCAGGTAGTCCTCATCGTTCTTGTCTATCTCGCCCCCATACTTTGCGTTGTAGATACCTACTAAAGTATCGTCTTCCTCAACTACAGGCTTCTCCCCTTGTAGAGCCTGTTTTAAAGATGGTACTCCTCCTCCTAGGAGGTAACGGCTGGGTTTTTCTCCAGCATCAGCCGCCATTCCCAGGTCTTTTAGATTACTTAGTTCTAACGTGGAATTTGTGAGAATCTCATTAAGATAAGGAAGATACGCGCTATTCTTGAATATAGCGTCAATTCCGTTTTTCAACTCAAGGTAACTCTTTGCCTCTTGTCCGTAACGAACAGAAAAGTAAAAATGACGAATTGCGTTAAGTTGGCCTTCAGTTGGTTCTGCATCTAAGTGACCCTTTACTGCTGCGTAAAACTCGTCGTAGAACAAATCCCCTTGTACATTACTAAGTGCATTCTGCGGAACTAATTGTCCTGCTCTGCGTAAATCTGAAACCCACAGGTCTTGGTTCGCAGCTTTAGTGTCCATCCCAGTAACGTATTCAGGAAAAAGTTCATCCACACTAAAGCTGTTCTTCATAAATTCAGCAGCGGTCTGAGGCGTACCAAGTAGTGACTCTTCATATGGGTCATACCCTAATTTGTACGCAGCCTGTTCAACAATTTCGTCAATCTTGTTAGTTACTGTTTGTACTGCTGCCCTACCCGATGTTCCACCAGGAAACATCCTAGTGAGCAGCCCTGGACGAGCCAGCCTCACACCTATTTCTTTAGGTACTTCTGTAGTTCCACCCAAAGACCAAACTATGTAATCCATTTCAGTTGGGCTTGGCACCCTGCCCCATCGGGCCTTAAACTCATTCATTACTACAGTAAGTGGAGTTTGACGTCTCCTGTTATACGTAGTCCAATCTACTCCTGGAAGACCCATTTTTTATCTCCTAGCCAATTTAGTTACTACCGTTAGGTTTTCGGCTAGTACCTAATAGCTATCTTCCTGGCCAAAAACCCAACGGTAAAATATAATAAGTAAACAACTAGAATTTCTACTGAGGTCGTTCTAAAGGTCTTTGTTGCGCTAAATCAGGTTGGACTTGAGGGAATACCCCTGGCTGTGGAGGCGGTGCGTTTCCTTGCGCTGCTGTTTCCTCGAACTGTGCATTGAGCCGTTCAAAAGCAGAACGTAGAATTGCTTCGCCTCGCGCGTCGCCCTCCTGGGCACGCGCCTCGGCCATTTTATCTAAGGCTTCCAGAGCGAGTGCTGCCTGTACAGCAGGGTCTTGGTACACGCTGTCGTCGTGGATTCTTTCCCTCATTAAATCAGGGTCTTGCAGTTCAAGGACTTTATCAGCGATGTACTCGTAATCAGCAAGGTCGCCTTGTGGACGGAGAAGACGGGCGATGTTTGCCTTGGTTATCTGGTCTGCTGCGAGGTCTATGGGTTTTGTTATACGGAGGTTTGGTCGTTCTGGTACGTCTTCAGGAGACAGTACAAGCGTGCGGGTTTTGTTCTCAAACACACCACTTACTCGTAGAGTCACTCCAGTACCACCCCATCGGCGTTTGAACTCTGCCAACCAGCCAAGGGAGATTACTGTCTTGGCAAACTCAATGCTTTCCTGAGCAGGGCCGATTACAGTAATAGCTGCGGAGTTTAATTGTTCCAGAGCCACACCGCTGAGGTCGAAAGGAGTTTGTCCGAACATCGTCCAAGGGAAAAGCGCACGTTGTTGCATCTGGTCTAGGCCAGCATGAGCGGACTGGAATTGTGAAGTGTAGGCTTGTTTTGCGATTTCGTGGACGGACTCATTCAAATCAAGGTGAACGATTTTTCCAAAATCATCCGCCGTCATTACTCCGCGACGGCCCATTGTCTGGTCGACGATTGTTTTCTGCACTTGGTCTACAAGGTCTTGCATGTTGAGTTGCCAAGACATGTTTCGCATACGGTAAACCATTTGACTTGGGACGAGGATGTTTTCTCCCCAGTGGGCTGCTGCGTCGGAGGGGTTTGTAAAGTAGTTGGATGCGGTTTGCATACCACCAGTGGGGATGCTGACAATGGGGATGCCTTCGGGCAAGTCTTCAAACTCACCCCAGACTTTTTTATCCTCAATAAAAATAGCATGGTACACAGCGTATTTATCATCTGGGAATTTTTCCTGTTCCCAGTGGTCTTTAAC